CGTGGGGAATATCTCCTCGGTGTCGCCGCTTCCGTCAAACAGCACCGAACCTTCACGAACTCCGTACAACGATATGTTGTCGCTGTCTATATACGGGTCGGTGGTTGTTTCGGGATAGCCCGGCAACATAAGCCTCGTCTCACCGAACACTTCGGGGATGCCGGGCTGCATCACCTTGTATGCGTCAGGCCACTTGTCCTTGTCGATGCCTGTGGAGAAATACACCTTGTTGTACGTGCCGCTTCCGAGCTGGGTGAGGAAAGCCTGAAGGTCTGTCTGACTCACCCCCTCGTAGCTGCCCACGGTAATCACGCTGTAACCTACCCACGATGGGTTTGCCGAGAATATGCCGGGCACCCAAAGGCTCCTGTCAAGGCTGACCTTGGTCTTGTACTGCACCTCCGAGTTGAGCACCTTGACCGTGAAGCAGTTGTTGAACTCAAGGGTGGTGTGTATGTCCGCACCCGTCTCATAAGGACCGAGAACCTCGGTAATCGGGGCATAAACGCTGATGTACTTGTTGCGGTAGTAGTTCTGCGGCATGTTCTTCGTAGAACCCATCGCACGGAGCCTCGTCACTATAGTCCTTGACGTGTCGGCTATCCTTGCAATGGACTTCAGGCCGTTGCCCTTGCCGTATTCGAACAGGCCGCCAAGCACACCCGTCTCGGCACCTATCTCTATGTGCCTGCCCTTCACCGTGAACGTGGTCTTGAACTTCTCGCTCACCAGCGCAAGGGCGTTCCAGCAGGAGTACTTGTCAACGTCGATGTTTATCCTCTTCACGTCCACGTTTTCCGTATGCACCGTGATGGTCCATTTCCTGTCACCCGTATAAAGCCTGTTCAGGTTGGCCTGTATGCGCTCTGTAAGCGCCGTGATGGTCTCGCAGTAGAAGCTGAAGGTGGGCAGTGAGGAGAAATGCACCTGGTTGTCGTACATCACATAGTCGAGGAAGTCGCAGTACACCAGTTCTGGCTGTAGGGAGTTGAACCGTATGTTCTCATACACGAACCCCTCCCCGTGCGTGTTCGGTCTCGCCTGTTTCAACACCGATGTGTCGTAGTCGATGGCGAACCTCTCGTTCCTGTATGTGATGTAGTCGCCGACGGAAAATTCAATGGGAGACGGGGAGTTCACGGTGGCCGTAATGAAACGCTCGCCCATGAACTCGCCGCTGTATTCCAACTTCTTGACAGACGCTTTCACCTGCCCGTCATTTCCGTATATGTTCCATTCTCCCATCTCAGTGCTTATTTTGGGTATGTGTTGGTAAAAAAAAGAGCCGACAGCAGTTTCCCGCTATCAGCTCTTCGGCTTTTAGTCAGTGCAAAAATAGATAATTTATTCAAATCTACAAAAAGAAACGCAAAATTATGCCACATGAAATGAATATACACCATCAACCGTGCGTCTCAGTATCGTGAATATGTCCGAAATCGAACTTGTGTTATCGGCTGTCTGCGCCGTATTCCTTGCAATCACTTCAAGCTGCTGCAACTGCGCCTGCGCGATAGGGCTTTCATCTGCACCCATACTCCTTTCAATCAGTTCACGTATCGCACTCATGTCAGCCCTTACGGCATTCACATAACTTGCAAGGAGGTTGCTTGTAGCCTCGGTTGTTCCTTTCTGACTTGCGGACAATGTTTTGCTTGCCGTATCTGAGGACGATGTTATCCCAAGCGCCCTCATGGCATTTGCCACAACATCATATATTGTCTTTCCGCTGTTCACCTTGTCCTGCAAATCGGCAAGCGCCTCTGCGAGCTCTACCGCTTCATTGGCGCTTATCTCGATGCCCTCCTCTGAGTTTGTACTGGTAATGCCAAACAAAAGTTCATTCAGACCGCTCATGGCCGGCTTGACAACATTTATCTTCAATATATCATCCACCACACCTTCCATGATGTCAGCAACCGTATCCTTGAAAGCCACTGCTGCATCCTCGCCTTTGGCAAACGCCTTAGTGATGGAAGATGCTATCTGATCTGCCCAACTGTCTATGTTGATACCATACCTTGAATCGGCGAGTTCACGATAGAAATCAGCAATCTGCTGGTTCATCTCCTTTATCTGCTGGTCATAGTCGGTCAGTTTAGACGCATCGCTTTTCTTTTTCCTTTCTTCAAGCTCACGCTGCCTCTCCAGTTCCTGACGTTGTTTCACAAGGTTGGCCATCAGCTCTGAAGACTGCTCCTTGGTCACCTTGGTAAGCTGTCTCTCGATTATCCATACCAGATTCCTGTACTCGTTCTGTAGCTTCTTCACCTCATTGGCAGATTTCTGTATTCTCTCATCAAGATTGTCGTCATGTGCGGTAAACAAACCTCCAATCCAAGAGAACAACTCCCCAACTCCAGCGATTATAGCACCTGTCTCGCCATTAGTCGCATAAGCCTTGGCAATGTTGCTGATGGAATCAAACCCTTTCTGCAAATAGTCGGTCAATTCAGACAATCCCCCAAGTCCTGCCGCATCAAGCACATCGCTCAGTTTCCCTGCCAAATCCTCGGCTATATCCGCACAGGAGGCAAGTGTAAGCGAAAATTCCGCCCATGCCTCCGTCTTATCCTCCACGCTCGCATCATCGCTTCTAATCGTGTTCATAAGTTTCTCCCATGAAACCTTGAACAGGCTGAACGGATTCTTGTCCCTCCATGCGTCAAAGAGTTTCTCGCCCTGCTCTCTCAACTCCCCGAACTTGGAAATGGTAATCTTCACATCATGCTTCTCACCATCAGAGTCAATGTAGGATGATATGACACTCTTCTTGTCGTCAGACTGCACGCCATTGGCTATCAGTTCATCCAACTGTCTGATACCTTCCTTGATGGAAGCAATGGAACGCTTTGCAGTGTCGCCGAATATCTGATCATATACAGGCAGTGTGGCGAACAGTTCCGTTTTCAGCTTGGTTATCTCATCTGTTGCCTGTGCTATCTGAGCGGTATGGTCAGCACCACTCACATCTGCCCTCCATTCGGCTATCTGACTCTCAAGTCTTGCAATCTTTTGCTCATTGGTCATGATGGCCTGCATGGCATTCCCTGCCTCTTTCAGGCTTTCAGTCCAGTTGTTGCCTATATGCTCCACGATTTCCTGATACAGTTTCAATGCAGGGGTGTCCTCCCCGAACAGGCTTTCAGCCAAGCTGCGCGTCATGTTCCAGTCTTTCACAGGAGAGCCGACGATTTCTTCCAGTTTATCTCTCAGCCCTTCGGCATAGCTGTCCCAAATCTGACCGTTCTTGAAAGCGTTGCTCGCAAACTCCTTGTCGCCCGTCTGCTCAAACAAGGTCTTGTAGAGATTGAACTTCCCGCTCTCCTGCTTGATGTAGTCTTCCATCTCCTTCACGGCAAGTTTCAACTGCTCCTTGGCAAGTTTCTCTGCTTCCTTACGTGCTTTCTCTGCTTCCTTTTCCGCATTGGTTTCCGCTTTGGTGGTTACTTTGGCACCACCGAGTGCGTTATAATAGATGTTCTCGGTTGCAGCAAGTTCATCCTGAAGCCCTGGCAACACCTCTTGTGCGGCAACGGAAGTCTTGTTCAAATCTTCAATCTGCCCTTGCAGGTCTTTGAGATGCGACTTTATCCTGCTGAAATAATCATCCCTTGTCTCTCCTTCATTCGGAAGAAGGTTCTTGAAAGAACCAGCCAAAGCAGAAGAATCCTTGTACCAACGCTCCTGTTGTATAGTTGTAATTTTATCATCGTATTCTTTTAGACTATTATAATACTCCTCTGCAAGTCTTTCCTCTTCCTTCAGCGCATCAATCTCAGCCTGTCTTGCCTCAGTGCCTATTCCGGCAAAATTGTAAAGAGGATTAAGCCAACTGAACGCACCAGTGAAGTTTGTTGGCATTGTGAACTCGTTTTCCGCAACCCTTCTCTTCCACCAAGCTTCGTTTAATCTATTCTGTGCCTGTTGCAATGCTTTTTTCCTCGCCTCCTCGTTAACTCTCTTCAACGATTCTTCAAGCGTCATATTCAAGGCTACTTCCTTGCTTATGTCATTGAAATATTCTGGGTATAGCTTGTGTAGATTTTCGTATGCCGAAAGTCTTGCCTCCATCGACTTTGTTGTGTCGGTCATGGTCTTTGCATAGCTTTGTGCGGCTTTCTGCTCCCTCTCAAGCAAATCATGTTCTTTCTGTATTTCCTCATTAAAGTCCTGTTGCACTTCTTCCAACGTCCTTGTACTTTCATGAAGCAGGAGGTATGCACTTGCGAGTGCAGCAAGAGCAGCAACACCGATTGCAACCCAGTTCCATTTCATGGCAGCATTGAGGGCATGTTGGGCTACTATCTGCGCTCTTGTCGCCACCGTAAGGCTTTGTATTGCATTACGGGCCATCAGTAAGCGCGACACTTCGTTCATCCAAATCGAAGCATTCTGATACACAGACAATGCGACAAGCGCAGCTTTATAAGTGCCTATACCTGCGGCAAGCGCAAGGATAACGGACACAAGTTTCTCTCCGCTCAATGCCATCTTTGTAAGCCATTCGGCGGTAACCTTGAGCGCATCACCAATCTGGCCTTCTGCCATA